CTGATGGGACCACAACCTGTATCTGCCTACAGTTGGAGAAAGTTAATGGCTAGAGCATCTACGAAGATCACATCGACCAAGAAGGAGCCGGCCAAGCGTCGCGCCAGGGCCAAGAAGGCTGATGGGACGTTCCAGGCTGATGATCCTTCTACGCCTGATGTTAATGAGGCTTTTGTGCAGGAACCGGCCCCAGAGGTCCAGAGGGAGGCCCAGAGGGCTGTTGGTGGACGGTATCTGGGTGGCAAGCTAATTGGTTAGAGTTGTTGTCCCTGACGCTCTGGACGCCACACAGTGCGGTTTGCTGGCCAATGAGGTTGGGTATAGGGGGTTTGATGACCCGCTTGTCAGCCCGGCTGTTGAGGCTGTACGGGACAAGTTTGATGTTGCCCTTGAAGACCCTTCGTATGTGAGGGTTGAGTGCCGTAAGGAGGGCCATGATTGGCATTTGGACAATGGTAGTCATATGCCCTGGTGTGGCGTGTCGGCGTCTATTTTGCTGACAGAACGCCCTGTTGATGGGGTGGGGGGTGTTTTAGAGTTTGCGGATGATGTACCCGCCCAGGAGCCGGGGGCTTTATGGGTTTGGGATCAGGATAAGCAGAACCGGCATAGGGTAACGCCGCACAATGGCTGGCGTATTTGCTTGCTGATGTTTCTGCAGGGCGACTATGGAACGGCGTAGTCGGTAAGTTTTGCGCCGTATCAGTTGGTTTTCCTGTGGGGCGGCATCTGCCGTTGCCACGAAATTGTCGTGCCCTGATGTCATTGCGTACTGCCGCACGGGTTCAGAGCATGAGGACAATGCGCGGTTTATGCGTGATTGCGTGGCCTGGTTTGGCCAAGAAATTACGTTTTTGCAGAGCGACAAGTATGCGGACACCTGGGAGGTCTGGGAGAAGCGTAAGTTTCTTGCTGGCATTGCTGGCGCGCCCTGCACGGGAGAACTGAAGATTAAGCCCCGCCTGGAGTTTGAGCGGCCGGGGGATGTTCATGTGTTTGGCTATACGGCTGACGGCCCTGATGTGAAACGGGCGGAAGCCTTGCGAGAGCATTGGCCGGATTTGGTCTGTGAGTTCCCCTTGATTGAGCGGGGGATTACGAAAAGTGCTTGTTTATCAATGGTTAAGACGGCGGGGATAAGCCCGCCCCTGACCTATGCTTTGGGGTTCCCAAACGCCAATTGCTTGCCCTGTGTGAAGGCCACAAGCCCTGCCTATTGGGCTTTGGTGCGTAAGGAGTTTCCAGACAAATTTGAGCGCATGGTGAGGTTAAGTCGCGATTTGGGGGTGCGGCTGGCGAGGATTGATGATGAGCGGGTGTTTATTGACGAAATCCCCGTTGATTACGCGGTGACGGCGCCCATTGCCCCTGATTGTGATTTTCTGTGCGTGATAGCCGAACAGGACATGCAAGCGTGACTGAACCTAACAGGGTTACGATACCTTATACGCCCAGGCCGTTGCAGCAGACGTTCCATGAGCAATGCCGGCGTTTTAATGTTGCCGTTTGTCACAGGCGCTTTGGCAAGACCGTCATGGCCATCAACTGGCTATTGCGTGAAATCCTTACCTGTGACCGTAAAAACGCGCAGGGGGCTTATATTGCGCCAACGTACTCAAGCGCAAAAAGAATCGCGTGGATTATGCTCCGTGAATATGCCGGGGTTATCCCCCAGGTACGGTTTAATGAGGCGGAACTCCGCTGTGACCTACCTGATGGCAAGCGGATATGGCTGCTGGGATCGGAAAATCCCGATGCCCTGCGCGGGCTTCGCCTTGATGCCGCCGTTCTCGACGAATATGCGGACATGAATGCGCGGCTGTTTCCAGAAATTGTAAGGCCCGCGCTTTCTGACTTTGGTACGGGCAAATGTTTGTGGATCGGAACGCCCAGAGGCGACAATCAGTTTAGGACGATTTACGATACGGCCATTCGGAACATGGAAGATGGCGACGATGAGTGGTTCGCCATGCGCTTCCCTGCCAGCCAGACCGGGATTATTCCTGAAAAGGAACTGCAAGCGGCACGGGATACCATGGATGAAAGCCAATATGACCAGGAATTTGAATGCTCCTGGTCCGCGGCCCTTGTCGGCGCCTACTACGCCAAGATGCTGGACAGGATGGAATTGCAGGGCCAGATCGGATCGGTTCCTTGGGAGCCAAATGCGGAGGTCTGGACGGCCTTTGACCTAGGCATGCGCGATAGTACAGCCATTTGGTTTGGCCAATCTATCCGCGGCGAAACCGGGCATAGGATTATAGACTATTATGAGAGTTCTGGTGAAGGATTACATCACTACATCGCTCACTTGCGTTCTCTCCCTTATGTTTATGGTGACCACTATTTTCCTCACGATGTTCTTGTCCGCGAGTTGGGCAGTGGCTCATCGCGTTATGAAATGTTGCAGGGGTTGGGGGTACGCCCGACCATTGTCGCCAAGTTATCTTTACAGGACGGCATCGAAGCCGTAAGGGGCTTGCTCCCCACCCTACATTTTGACCGTCAGAGTTGCGCCCTGGGGCTGAAGTATCTTAGGCATTACCACAGGCAGTGGAATGACCGATCGGCAACGTGGCGCGAGAAGCCCAACCACGATGCCAGTTCGCATTCTGCCGACGCCATGCGCTATGCCGCTATTGGATTGCGTGACGGTGACAGCAGTGATTACGCCATGATGGCAAAAACAGGGCGCCAGCCGGGGGGCCAGCCCGTTGTGGTCAGTGATTACAATGAGTTTGGTTAACATTATCGATGCCCGCTATCCTGACGTTGCCGATATTGCCCGCAATATGCGTGAGTTGGACGCAGAAGAAATATGGCCAGTGACATCTGCCCAGACGCCAGAGAGTTTGGCTCTGGGAACTGTGGCTGGAAACGCCTTGAAGTATGTTGCGCGCTATGGGGTGGTCCCTGTCGCTACCTGGGGGGCATCGGAGGTCAGGCCCAAAGTGGCCAGCGTCTGGATGTTCGCAACGGACAGGTGGCCGAAAGTCGCACTAAGTGTGACGCGCCACATCAATCAGGTGGTGATGCCGACACTGATTGATGCCGGGTTCGTGAGGGCTGAATGCTGGAGCCATGACAATCACCATGTGGCCCACAGATGGTTGGAATTACTAGGTGCCGTCCGCGAAGCCACCGTTGAAGACTACGGGCAGAACAGAGTGCCCTATCACTGTTATTCGTGGACGCAGACCAGATTGGAGAGCGAAGATGTGTGTTGGACCATTGGCACCAAAGATGCCGAAGATGCCCGATCCGCCGGCACCCCCGTTACCCCCACCCACGCGGGATGATCCTCGCGTTAATGAGGAAGCACGGGCCATGCGAAGAAGGCGGCTTTCCATGAAGGGCAGAAGGTCTACGATTTTGACCGGCGCCGCGGGCGACGAGACTGAAGCTAATGTAGCGAAAAAAACATTGTTAGGGGCTTGATATGTGTATGGGAGGAGGCAGCGACGACACCAACACCATTGAGCGTGAAACCAAAGTTGATACGTTTAAAAACACGCGAAATGTCGGCACCGTTAGCGGCGCTGGCCACAGTGGGTTGTCCACGAAAGAAGCAGCAGACATTGCGCTAAACCCGGCGTCAAGTATGTCTACGCCATTTGAAAAAGGCTTGGCAGCAGCCCAGCTTGCCGCGCCAGGGGGTCTTATCTTAGGCGGCTTGCGAACTCTAAATCTTCGTTCACACGGCAGCTTGCTTGGTGGCGGCGGCGGCAAAGGTTTATTAGGGGGCTAATGTGTGTATTACTTCCGATCCTAAACCACCCTCACCGCCACCCGCGCCAATGGGCACAGAACCAACAGCCGCACCTGTAGGCGGGGGGTCTGGCGAGGGAGCGCGTTCCCGACGCCGCGCCCGCGTCCAGGCCAGCGGACGGCGCTCTACGTTAATGACCGGCCCATCCGGCGTCCTTGATGACCCGAATGTCGGCCGAACCACGCTTTTGGGAGGTTAAGCATGGCAACGCCAGCGAAAGGCAAAGCGCGAGTTAAAGTTACGGCAAGCGGTAAGCGGGTCAGTTACGGACAAGCTGGGCAAGCCAAAGGCGGCGGGCCAAGGGTTAAGCCAGGCACATCGAAAGGCAATGCCTACTGTGCCCGTAGTGCGGGCCAGATGAAGAAGCATTCTGCTGCCGCCAAAAACCCCAACAGTCCTTTGCGGCTTTCGCGTAAACGCTGGAAGTGTTCTGGATCAACGTCGAGGAAATAGTCATGGCAAAACGACCGGGTTTATACGCAAATATTCAAGCAAAACGTAAACGAATTAAAGCTGGCTCTGGTGAGCGTATGCGTAAACCTGGCAGTGCCGGCGCGCCAACTGCGAAGGCGTTTCGTCAATCTGCTAAAACCGCAAAGAAAAGAAAGTAGGAGAAGTTTATGCCCAAAGGTAAAGGAACGTATGGGTCCAAACGCGGAAGACCACCGAAGAAGCCAATGAAGCCCAAAGGCAAGTAACGTGTGTGTGCCGACCATGCAGCGTCAATCGGCGGGTAAAAAGCTACCGCCAACATCGATGGGCGCCCGTCTTGATACGGCACAACGCAATGCGTCGGCAGCATACGGCGGCGGCTCTGCGCCGCGCAATGGCATGCAAACAACACTAATGGGAACGCCGCGCAACACTGATGTGTCGGCAATCCGCAAAACCACACTTATGGGGGTTTAAATGTGTACCCCGCCAAATAAAACTCCAAATTTTGTTAAACGCATACAAAACCCAGAAAAATATCCGTTCATTTCAAACAAAGACGGCAGCGTTTCTACGCACAGAATGGCTGCTGAAGTTGATGAAAAGGGCGATTGGTATGTTTTCCCAACCATTGTTCAACGAACGGATGGCAGTCTGAAAGAGTTCGATGATCCCATGAGTGCGTTAAAGTATAACAAAAATTTGGGCAACGTTATAAAGATGAAAAACAAAGAAGAAGCCCTTGCTTATGCAGCAGGAGGGTACAAGAAAAATACGCCGCTTGAGAGTTTTAAAAGGACAATTAGGTAATGGCTGCTCCAGACACAGACGAAGTTTTCTCCCGCTACTCTCGTTTAAAGAACGACAGGTCCGTGTGGGAAGGCCATTGGGAAGAAATTGCTGAACGGGTCTTGCCGCGTTCACGCATCTTCACAGGCGAGTTGACACCGGGCGACAAACGCACATCAAAATTATATGACGCCACCGCTGCACTTGCCTGTGAACGCTTTGCATCGGCCATTGAAAGCCTGTTAACCCCGCGAGGTTCCCGCTGGCACCAGTTGCGTGCCACCGATCCTGTTCTTAACCGCGACCATGATGTGCGCCTGTGGTTCGACCAAGTCACAAGCATTATGTTCAACTACCGCTACTCGCCCAAAGCGTGTTTCTCCAAAGAAATGCACGAAGGTTATATGGCGCTAGGTGCGTTCGGCACGGGCGCTCTCTTTGTTGATGAGCATCCTGACGGCGGTTTGATGTACCGGCAAATCCATTTGTCGGACCTCTACATCGCTGAGAACGAAATGGGCCGCATTGATACCGTGTTTCGTAAGTTCCAGGTAACAGCCCGGCAAGCTCTCCGCATGTTTGAAGACGGCAACCTGTCCGACAATCTTCGCAAGACGGCGGAAGACAAGCCCGACGAAAAGATAGAGTTGTTGCACCTTGTCTGCCCGCGCACAGATCGTGATCCAACTGCCCGCGACCGGCGCAATAGCCCGTGGTTCTCTGGCTACTACGAAGCTGGCGAGCGCGAACTGATTGAAGAAGGTGGCTTCGATGATATGCCGTATATCGTCAGTCGCTATGTCACCGGCCCGCGTGAGGTCTATGGCCGTTCGCCTGCCATGACTATTCTTCCTGACATCAAGATGATTAACGAAATGTCAAAGACGGTTATCCGCGCTGGTCAAAAGGCTGTGGACCCACCTTTGATTATTGCAGACGATGGCGTGATCCTCCCTGTAAACGCCAAGCCGGGAGCGGCGACGTTTGCGAGGATGGACGGGCGTACCCAGGCGCCTATCCAACCCCTTTTTACGGGTGCGCGTGTGGACATTGGCTTTGAAATGATGGAGCAACGGCGCAAGGTTATTCAAGACAGTTTCCTTGTGACCCTCTTTCAAATCCTTGTGGAATCGCCGCAAATGACGGCAACTGAAGTGTTGCAACGCGCCCAAGAGAAAGGTGCCCTGTTAGCACCTACCGTAGGCCGTCAACAGTCCGAAGCGTTAGGCCCGCTCATTGAACGCGAGTTTGCCGTGTTAGCAGAGCAAGGGATGATTCCGGCCATGCCGCCGGCATTGGAAGAGGCAACGGGCGAATACGAGGTTGAGTATGTTTCGCCGCTGACCCAAGCCATGCGGGCACCAGAAGGCGTTGGCATCTTGCGTACTCTTGAAAGTGTTCAGGCCATTGCAGCCGTTGACCCATCGGTCATGGATAATTTCAATACGGACGAAATCACGCGGTCCCTGGCTGAAATTAACGGCGCTCCGCAACGTATCTTACGCGATGAAGAAGAAGTCGCGGAAATGCGCGGTCAACGCCAGCAAGCGGAAGCCATGCAAGCGGGCATGAACTCTGCGCCACAACTGGCCGATGCCGGCTTGAAAGTTGCTCAGATAGCGGAAATGGGGCAGCAGTAATTGCCGGAACAACATAAGGCCCAGGCCAAGTTGGCCCAGGCGTACAAAGAAATTTTCCTCTACACGCCGCAAGGTAGGGATATTCTGCTGGACCTTATCAAGGCCAGCGGCATCCTGACCATTAGCGGTCAACGGGAAAGCCGTGAGTTACAGCATATGCACGGCTCACAGGACATGGTGCGCCGCATCCTGTCCATCCTCGCTATCGATGAGGATAAACTTTTATCACTAGCAATAGGAGAAGACATCAATGCCGAATGAAACTGAAGGGTCCGCCATCCTAACAGAGGATGCGGGCAACCCAGAAGTTGCAGCCGATTGGACGCAAGGTCTGGACGATTACCACGAAGTTATCGAAGCCAAAGGATGGAGAGGCGCCGATGACGTTCTGAAATCATACGTCAACCTGGAAAAGCAGGTGGGCGCCGACAAAGTTGTGTTGCCAGCGGACGGCAGCGATCTTTCTGAATGGGAAGGTTGGCAAAAATTAGGAACACCGGAAAACGCGGAAGACTATCAGCTTGCCGCGCCGGATGGTTTTGAGGCGTACAGCCAGGATTTATCCGATTGGTTTCGCGGCGCGGCCCATGAAATGAAAGTCCCGGCGGCAATGGCCCAAGGTCTGCATGACCGTTTTGTTGAACAGCAAATGGCAACCATGCAAGCGGCCCAGACCCAGGCAGCGGACCAGCAAGCCGAATGGGAAGGCGAACTGCAACGTGAATATGGTTCGGCGTTTTCGCAACGGGTAGAAGCGGCCCAACGTGCTTTGAGAGAATATGGCTCTGACGAACTGCGCCAGGTGTTGAGTGATAGCGGCTTGGGATCAAACCCGCATATCGTCCGCGCCTTTGCCAAGATCGGCATGGGGCTGGGCAGTGGGCCACAGTTTAAGGAAGGCGAAAGCGCCGGGCAGTTTGGCACCACGCCAGACATGGCCAAGGAGCAAATGGCCCAGATACGGGCACACCCCGGCTATTGGGACAACAGCCATCCAGAGCATAAGCCGCTCGTTGCAAAGATGGCAAAGTTAGCGGAATTGGCGCACGGCACGGATGTCGTCGCGCAAAACATATCTGTCGGATAACCGTAAGGCCCGACGAAGGACGGCCGGAAAGACGGCGCGTGGCCCCGCAGGGACAACCACTTCACCCTAAAACGCAACCAGTGAAGAAGGAGAATTGACCAGTGTCAGTTCAGATCACTACTGCGTTTGTTGAGCAATATAGAGGCAACGTTGAACATCTTGTTCAGCAGAAGGGTTCACGCCTTCGTGATTCGGTTTCGGTTGAAACCGTTGTGGGCAAGAACGCCTTCTTTGAGCAAGTGGGAAGCACTGCCGCTCAACAGCGCACGTCACGCCACAGTGACACTCCTCGAATGGACACCCCCCATGCGAGGCGCCGGGTTTCCCTAATCGATTTTGATTGGGCAGACCTTATCGATGACGAGGACCGCGTCAGAATGTTGATCGATCCGCAAAGCCCCTATGCCGAGGCAGCAGCCTGGGCCATGGGCCGTGCGATGGATGAACAGATTGTTGCGGCCGCTGATGGCACGGCCTTTACGGGCGTTGCTGGGGGCACCTCGACAAGCTATGACAGCAACAACACTGTTGATGTCCAGGTTGGTATCAGCCCTGCTGCTGATACGGGTCTGAACGTCGGCAAGTTGCGGGCTGCCAAGCAAATCCTCGACGCCAATGAGGCGGAAGATGATGATAGATATATGATCATCAACGCCAAGCAGCTTCAGAACCTTCTAGGTCAAACTGAAGTTACCAGTTCAGATTTCGCATCGGTGAAAGCCCTTGTGAACGGTGAGGTCGATACCTTCATGGGTTTCGAGTTCATACGCACTGAACTGATTGGCACCGATTCCAACAGCGATCACAAAGTTTTATTCTACCAAAAGGCCGGAATGAAACTCGCAGTTGGTTCTGAACCGTCCATCAAAATTTCTGAACGAGCCGACAAGAACCACGCCACGCAAGTATTTTGCAGCATGGCAATTGGCGCAACTCGTATGCAAGAAAAGTTGGTGGGCTACATCGAATGCGATCCAACATAGGAGGGATGACCAATGGGTACTAAAAACACCGACTTGGTTGCCAATTTTGAAGCAACCCCTCCGACGTTAAACGACAGTGCCGAACTACATGGCCGTGTGCGTATCGCACAAGGTACTGTGGCGCTTGCGGCTGGGGATACTAACGATAATGACATCGTTATGTTGGCCCCGATTCCGTCGAACGCATCTGTTCCCCATATCTTTATCGGGTCCGATACGTTTGGTGGAAGCTGCACGTTCAACGTAGGCATCTATACATCGGCTGGCGTGGTCAAAGACGAAGACGTTTTTGCTACTGCCGTTGCTGATGCGGGGGCAATGGCTGATGTTCGCCACGAAGCGGCAGACATCAACACTTGCGGCCAAAAGATGTATGAATTGGCTGGTGATTCAACTGATCCAGGCGGTTTCTACTATGTCGCGGCAACGATGCACGCGGAAGGTGGAACCGGCGGTGACATGAGTTTCATCATTCATTACATCGTTGACTAACGGATTGGGGGGCTTCGGCCCCCCTTTCCTTTTGGAGGTTTTGCATGGCTGGTTCCATCGTTGACATCGCAAACAAAGGCTTAACCTACCTGGGCGCCAACGCAATTACTGCGCTGACGGATGACACGGTTGAGGGCCGCGCCATTAACCGCATCCATGAGCAAAGCCGACAATATTGCTTACGCGACCACCCGTGGAATTTTGCCATGACCCGCGTTGCGCTTGCGGCCGATACGACATCGCCCGTGTGGGAATACACCAACCTGTTTCCTTGGCCATCAAATTGCTTGCGGATCATTGAAGTTGATACGACAGAAGAATGGGCCGTCGAGGGACGCAACATTGTCAGCGATGCGGCCGCGCCGTTGAACATCCTCTATATTGCCGACATTACGGACACGTCGATTTACGATGCTAAATTTACAGAGGCTTACGCCATGCGCCTTGCGTCTGACGTGGCCTATGAAATTACGTCTTCGCAAACTGTTGTGGCATCGGCATCTGCCGCTTATGCGACGCTAATACAAGAAGCGCGGCTGGTTGACGCGCAAGAAACAACGTCCGCGTCTGAGGACACCTGGTTGTCAGCGAGAGCCTAATAGATGTCTCGCGTTACGCAGATTAAAACCAACTGGACAGCGGGCGAACTAGCTAAAGACCTGTTCGGTCGCGTAGACATCACCAAGTATGCGAACGGCGCTGAAACCTTAGAGAACTTTATTGTGCAGCCGCACGGTGGCATTACCCGCCGTCCAGGCACACGTTTTGTCAAAGAGGTCAAAACATCGTCGGCCAAGACGCGGCTGGTGCCGTTTGAGTTTAGCACCACCCAGGCTTACTGCATTGAGTTCGGCAATCTGTATGTCCGTTTCTACAAGGACAACGGCGCAATCCTTGAAGCCAACAAAACCATTAGCGGAGCGACACAAGCCAATCCGTGTGTGGTGACGGCAACCTCACATGGCTTTTCTAACGGCGACGAAATTTATATCGCGTCTGTTGTTGGCATGACCGAACTCAACGGCAAGTATTATAAGATCAAAAATAAAACCACGAACACGTTTGAATTGACCGACGTTGATGACACGAACATAAATTCTAGCGGGTTTACCGCTTACTCGTCTGCCGGCACAGCGGCGCGGGTATACACGGTCACAACGACCTACGCCACGGCAGACTTGTTTGACATCCAGTTTGCCCAATCTGCCGACGTACTTTACCTGACGCACAATTCATATGCGCCACGCAAGTTATCGCGCACGGGCCATACGTCTTGGACGCTTGAGGAAATCGATTTTGAGGATGGCCCGTATCAAGATGAAAATATCACTGATACGACGCTGACACCCAGCCACACAACAGGGTCATCAAGAACGATTACAGCAAGCGCCGTTACGGGCATTAATGGTGGCGACGGATTCCAGACGACAGATGTCGGGCGCCTGATATCAATTGGTCATCAAGCAGCGGCATGGGCCGCAAGCACAAGTTACAGCGTCGGCGCCGTAGCGCGTAACAGCGGAAACGTTTACGAGTGCATTAAAGCCGGTACGTCTGATGGATCAGGTGGCCCGTCAGGCGAAGGCGACGAAATCGTTGACAACAGTTGCACCTGGAAGTTCCTGCGCGATGGCGGCATTCAGTGGGGATACGCCACAGTTACTGCGCGCACCAGCACCACAGAGGTTACCGTCACCGTTAATGAAACTTTTGGCGGCACAACGGCTGAAGCTAAATGGCGCCTAGGGGCGTTTTCTGAAACGACAGGGTTTCCGGCAGCAGTAGCGTTCTACGAACAGCGACTATTCTTTGCCGGCACCAGTGAACAACCACAGACGTTGTTTGGCAGCAAGTCGGGCGATTACGAAAACCATACGCCGGGCACGTTGGATGACGATCCTGTCATCTACACGTTGGCCACAGACCAGGTGAACGCCATCCGTTGGTTGTCACCAGGTAAGGTCATGGCCATCGGCACTGTGGGCGGCGAGTTTGTTATTTCGGGTTCAACTACGGCTGACGCGCTAACGCCGACCAACGTCAGGGTTGTGCGTGAGGGCACACGGGGATCGGCATCGCACCGGCCCATCCGTATCGATAATGTGGTGGTCTTTATCCAGCGCCAGCAGCGGAAGCTGCGTGAGTTTGTCTATGCCTTTGAGAGTGACAGCTTTCAATCACCAGACCTAACTATACTGTCCAACCAGGTCAGCAAGGGCGGCATTACGGAAATCGCGTATCAGCAGGAGCCAAGCACGGTTGTCTGGGGCGTTAAAGCTGATGGACAGCTTGTCGGCATGACGTATCTGCGCGATCAACAGGTGGTGGCATGGCACCGTCACAAGATCGGCGGCGTGTCAGGT